GAGAGCCCGCCTCATTTGGCCCCTCTCTCCGCGAGGCCCGGCCAGGCGAGGTGTGGTTTGGGCCAGGCACGGCGGGGCAAGGCGAGGCTTGTCTAGACCGGGCGCGAACACGACGCTCGAGGGCTATGGGCATGCGCATCAGCGGTTGCGGCGTAGTTGGGAGCCGGCGGTGTTGGCGGGCCGGGTTCGGTGTGCTCGGTGCGGGGAGCGGATCCGGCCGGGTGAGCCGTGGGATCTTGGGCATGTCGACGGGAGCGGCAAGTCGCGGTATCAGGGGCCGGAACATGCGGCGTGTAACCGGGCGACGGCTGGTCGGAAGCCGGTGTTGGTTTTGGTTCCGCCGGAGCCGGAGCCGGTGGGGCTTGCGTGGAATGATCCGCGGTTCGATGTGCCGTGGTTGCGGGGTTTGCGTCGTCCGCCGGCTGATTCGTCGTGGCCAAGGTTGATGTCGGTTCCGCATGTTCGGGCTGTCGGGTCGCTCGGCGCCGAGTTTGTGAAGTGGTCGGAGGGAACCTACGGCGGCCGGCTGAGGTGGTGGCAGCGGCTTGCCGCCGCCAGGATCCTCGAGGTTGGCGACGACGGCCGCCTGGTGTGGGAGACGGCGCTTCTGTCGATGCCGCGGCAGCTCGGAAAGAGCTGGCTGCTCGCGCAGCTTTGTCTGTGGCGGATCCATCAGGCGGACCGGTTCGGTGAGCAGCAGAACGTGATGCACATCGGGAACATCCTCGATGTGTGCATGGAGGTGCAGCGGCCGGCGCGGTCGTGGGCGCAGCAGCGGCCGGACGAATATCAGGTGTACGAGGCGAACGGCAAGGAGCGGATCGTGAGGTTGGAGTGTGGGTCACGTTGGATCGTGAAGGCGAAGGATCGCCCGTATGGGTTCGGGGTGTCGTTGGCGGTCGTCGATGAGGGCTGGGATGTGAGGTTGGCGAAGATCGAGGAGGGTTTGGAGCCGACGATGGCTGAGCGTGAGCAGCCGCAGATGTTGCTCGTTTCGACGGCGCACAGGTTGACCTCGTCGCTGATGCTGTCCCGCCGCCGGCTCGCCCTGTCGGAGCTGGAGCAGGGTGAGGGGTCGCTGTTGTTGGAGTGGTCGGCGCCCCGTGGGTCACGGCTCGATGACCGGGATGCGTGGCGGCAGGCGTCCGCGCACTGGGACCCGCGGCGGGAACGGGTGCTGGAACGCCGGCTCACCTCGGCGTTGGAGAACACGATCGAGGATCCGACGGAGCCTGATCCGATCGCGTCGTTTCGGGCGCAGTGGCTGAACGAGTGGCCGCCGAAGATCACGGACCCGACCGGCAACACCGAGGATCTCCTGCCGCCCGGGTTGTGGGCCGACTGTGCCGTCTCGGGTATTTCGTCGTCGGGGCCGGTGTGGGTTGCGGTCGAGGACGCCGAGGGGTTCGGTGCGGCCGTCGCTGTCGCGGCGAGGCTGCCCGACGGCCGGTTGGAGCTCGACGGCTGGTTGTGTCGTGACTGGGATTCGGCGATCCTGGATGTCGAGCGGATCGGCCGGCCGGTCAAGGAGCTGCTTGTCGGCGCGTCGCTGCTGGACAGGGTGCCGTCGGAGATGACACCTCGGCCGCGGCCGGCGGTCTCGACACAGACCCGCACCGGGCTGGCGCTGCTCCGCGACCTCGTCGTGACCGGCCAGATCGTCCATGACGACGATGTGACGGCGCAACTCGACGAGGTGTTCGCAGCAACCCAGGTCAGGACGACGATGGCAGGCCTGCTCGTGACGGGATCACCGGCGACACACCTCGTGAAAGCGGCGGTGTGGGCGCTCGCGGCGGCACATAGGCCGGCACCGGTTCCCGCCGTCGCCTGACAATCACGGGTTCGTGGCTTATAGTTGCTGGTAGGTGGGGCTTTTCACTCGTGCGATCCGGCCCCCCGACCCCGAGATCCCGAACTCCAACGATCCGGCGTCGGTGCCGCCCGCGACGGTAGGCCCGCCTTCTGCGGCTCCTGGGGATCCGCACGGCGTCGCCGTCACCGGGGCTTCGGCGCCGCCGTGGACACCACCCATCATCCGCCCGTCAGCCTGGTCCGGTTGGCCGGCCGAGTGGAACACGCCGAACTGGTCAGGCACATCGCTCAACACCCTCACGGATACCGCCTGGATGTGTTTGGACCTGAACAGTTCGGTGATGTCGACGATGCCGCCGTACCTCGTCGGGGCCGCCCCGTCGTTGAACGCGGACTGGTTGACGAACCCCGACCCGGACATCTACTCGAGCGTCGAGGAGTTCTTGAAGCAGCTGTTCTGGGACTACCAGGCCGTCGGTGAGACGTTCGTCGTCGCGACCGCACGGTATTCGACGGGCTGGCCGGCGAGGTTTCGGGTGTTGCCGCCGTGGACCGTCAACGTCGAGATGGACCAGGGTGAGCGGTATTACTCGGTTGGTGAGGTCGACAAGACCGCCGACATGCTGCACATCCGCTACCAGTCCACCACCGCCGACGCGCACGGCCACGGGCCGCTCGAAGCAGGCGCCGCACGGCTGGTCGCCGCGGAGGTGTGGCAACGCTACGCCACCAGCCTCGCCTCGTCGGGCGGCGTGCCGCCGTCCGTGCTCGAGCATCCCGAAGAGTTGACCGCGGAGCAGTCCGCCCTCCTCAAGGCGCAGTGGGTCGAAGCCCGCATCAGTTCGATCGGCGAGCCGGCGGTGCTGTCCGGCGGGTTGCAGTGGAAACCGACCCAGGTCAACCCGAAAGACATGGCGCTGATCGAGCTCTCCCAGTACACCGACGCGCGGATCGCGGCGCTTCTGGGGGTGCCGCCATACATGATCGCGTTGCAGCAGGGCGACCCCACGACCTATGCGAACGCAACGTCCCTCTACGATTTTCACTGGCGCTCGAGCCTGCGCCCGAAGGCGCAGGCGGTCATGTCGGCGCTGTCCGGTTGGCTGCTCCCACGCGGCACGAGGGTCGAGCTGAACCGTGACGAGTACGTCCAGCCCGGCCCGTACGAGAGGGCGCAGACCGCCGCGATCCTGAACGGCATCGTCGACGCCCGCGGCAACCCCGCCCTGACCGTCGACGAGATCCGTGAGGCCGAGAGGCTCGACAACACCGCCCCCCCAGACCTCGCCGAAGGAGTGCTCCGATGACCGTCGTTCTCGCCGAACCCGTGATCGAGACCCGCTCCGGTGACGGTTTCCAGGTCGCCGAAGTCGACTTCCCACGTAGGCTCGTCACCGTTCTCGCAATGCCATATGAGCGTGCTGCCGAGATCACCGGCCCAGGACGGGTCTTCATCGAGATCGTGTCGCGAACTGCGTTCGACGGCATCGAGAAGCGAAGCAGCAAGATCAGGGCGAACCGTGACCATTCCTGGGATCGCCCGATAGGCAAGGTCGTCGGGTTGCACCCGTCCCGGAAAGAAGGGCTCGTCGCCGAAATCAGGATTTCACGGACACAGCTAGGCGAGGAAACACTCGAGCTCTGCGAAGACGACGTGCTGTCGGCGTCCGCCGGGTTCGGACTGCTGCGCCGCGACGACGGCCGAGTGTGGGAAGACGCCGAAGTGTGGGAACGGAACCGCACTGTTCGCCGGCTCAACAGGCTCTGGCTGGATCATCTCGCCCTGGTTCCGAATCCCGCATATCCAGACGCGTCCGTTTTGTCCGTCAGGCAGGCGCAGGAGCCCCCCAGGGCCGACGCGACCCCGAACCGGGACAGAATCATCCTGCAGACGCTCAGGGCGGAGAAGGCGGCGCTGGACGCCCGCTGGTCGTCTGGCTAGACTCGCGGTAGAGAGCAGGCTCCTCAGCCGTTAGAGACCAAACCGCAGGGCGGGACGGCTGTAGCAGGGGTTAGGCGCTCGAACAGGGATCCCGTAGCCCACGTTCGCGCAACCCCGAAAGGAGCCCTCACATGGGCGCGACCGATCAGATGATCGCCAGCTACATGGCGGAGATCGAGGAACGCAAGACGTTCATCGACGGCGTATTCGAGGCCGCCGGCGGCAAGGATTTGAACGACGAGCAGACCGCGCTCGTCAGTGACACCAGCAAGCGGATCGAGACGGTCTCGAAGAAGCTCGAGCCGCTCATCGAGATGAGGAAGATCGCCGGCGACAGTTCGGAACGGGTGCAGGAGCTCGCGAAGTTCATGCAGCAGCAGCCCGGCCCGGCCAAGCAGGTCGAATACCGCAGTGCAGGCGAGTACGCCCTCGACTACTGGCGTGCAGGGTTGGGTGTGGAGGAGTCGCGGCAACGGCTCGAGCTGTTCAACCGGGCCGCCGCCCACCAGACGACCACTGACATC